TTTTATATGCTGTTCCATATCAACATTTCACAAATTCCATAGAAAATTATTTTAGTATGCTAAAATCAAGATTACAAAAATTAGATGGGTTAAAATATGAGAACCTAAAAGAAAATATTAATAAAGTAATTGGTGAGATACCAAAAGAAAAATATGAAAATATATTTAAGGGTGCTTATGAAAGACCAGACAAATATGTTCCAAAAAATAAAACAAGAAAAATAAAGAAAATATACAAATAATTATTTATAATTTAATTTATTTATAAATAATCGGCGTTTGAAATGTTAAAAGGTTTAAATAAAAATATATATTATACATGAAAGAAAAAGTGAATCGTTCTCGCAAAAAAACTGTGAAGCACAGCAATAAACATACAGCAAAACGAACATCCAAAAAAACAATTACCGCCCCAAAAAAGCAACAATTGTTTCCTTATATTATTGACGTAGACCGGAACAACAACAATACGCGTCGTCCTATGTTGTATTTGCCCACCCCCACGGATGGACATCCTTGGATAACACCGAATATTCTATTTTACCAATCTTCTTCTTCATCCAATGCCAATTCTCGCACGTATCAAACCTGGTTCCCCTTGTTGGATATTGTTACCGAGAACAACATTGAAATGTATTTGCGCGTCAGTGGAAAAACGAGATATACGCCCAATACAAATAATCCCGAAAACACCATAGACATTGGTTACTTGTTAAAAATGCAATTTTTAAAGGAAATGCACGTGTTCTCTGTAACAAAACAATCGGGAATAATTAGTCGAGAAATTGCAGAATTGTTGATTGGTTTTTTAAGATATCAACTTGAAAGCAACGAAGATATTAAATTGAACATGCCCAAAAATTACATTCTCACTGTTTCAAATTCGAACGATTTCAATGACATTGAAACAATTGCAAAAACAATAGTTTTCGTAAAAGAGTTGCAATCCAAATACAGTTATTTGGTCCTCACGATCCCAATTTATTTCATTTGCGTTTGGCAAATTGTCTATAGTGTTCACATGAATCCGGAGGGACAACTATGGGACGAGCATCCCGAATTCCGCGATTTTATAATGTCACACTATCCCGTGCCGTCGATATTGAAACAATTACAAAACACAATTAAACACATGGAAAAACAACCGGACCCAGTTGACGAAGACATCAATTACGATGTGTTAGGAAGGGAACCAATCCATGAAGACACACTTGCGAAATTTGTAAAAAATTTCGATTTCATCCACCTAAGAGATTTTTTACCTTACACTATAGTGTTGCAAAACCTCAGGGCTCGAGATGCCATACTTCGAACCCCGCGACCCGGACCCGTTAACAATAAATAGAATAAACACAACAACCAAATCAAACCAACGAAATGAAATTGTTTGAACATACTCTCTTCATCAATTTGGACGAACGAACCGACCGGCAAGAACATGTAGTTGCAGAATTGGGCAAAATTGGTATTCATGACGCCGTGCGTGTTCGTGCATTCAAGCATCCACGTGGTTCTCTTGGTTGTACCTTGAGCCACATACAATGTTTGGAAATCGCCATACAACAGGATTACGAACACGTGTTTGTGTGCGAAGACGACATTACATTCACCAATCCCGAATTATTGTTGCAAAATATAAGTAAATTTGATACTCTTTCGTTGGAGTGGGATGTCCTGATTCTAGGTGGAAATGTATGCCCACCATTTTTGCGCGCCCCCCATATCGATTGTTGCATTCGCGTGTTGAACTGCCAAACTACTACGGGTTACATTGTACGCCGACATTATTACAACAAATTATTGAACAATTTTCGCAATACGGCGACCAAAATGATGGAGGGGGATGGACGCATCGCCATTGATATTGGTTGGAAACAATTGCAGCCAGTAGACAATTGGTTCATGATTGTTCCAGCCACGGTGACACAATACCAAAATTACAGTGACATTGAAAAACGTGTGGTGGATTACAACCATCTTATGCTGGACATTGAAAAACGATGGTTGTTTGCACGAAATTCGTCCTCCTCCTAAACAAAAAAACATTATAGACACGATTCATCTTGATAGTCTATAATGTTTCAAGAATTATTTTCAGTGAAATACAAGCCGCGCAAAATCGGAGATTTTTTCTTTGACCCGTCCATTGGAGAGACATTGACATTGTTGAAAGAAATTGACGAACTCAATGTCTTGTTTTTGGGTGATTCCAATACCGGGAAAACATGGCTGTTGATGACCATGATACAAGAATACTATGGCGAGGAATTGTACAACAACCAGAACGTGTTGTATGTAAACAATCTCAAAGAACAAGGAATACACTTTTTCCGCAACGAAATGCAAACATTTTGCAAATCCAAAAGTACTATAAAAAACCGAAAAAAAATGATAATTATAGATGACATTGACATGATCAATCAACAAAACCAGCAAGTGTTTTGTGATTACATCGACCGTTACAAGAACAACGTATGTTTTTTGTTGGCGGGCTCAAACAAGCAGAAAATCATTGAGAATATACAATCCCGCGTGCATATGATACGAATACATGCTCCGTCTCCCGAAAATTTGAAATTGTTCATGGAACGGGTGTTGGAGCAGGAACAATTGCGGTTGACGACAGAAGCCAAAGACTACATTTCATTCGTTTCGGGAACATCCATAAGGTGCATTTTGAAGCATCTAGAAAAAATAAAAATTTACACGCAATCGCAACCCGGACAAACGATTGATTTGGAACTGTCGAGAACACTTTGTTCCACGATATCAATGGAATTGTTCGAAACGTATTTTTTATTGCTGAAAACGACGACCACTCAAGAAGAGGGCACCGAATTGAAACGCGCCATTCAAATATTGTATAGTGTGTGTGATTACGGTTATTCCGTCATTGATATATTTTATTATTTGTTTCAATTTGTAGAACAAACTTCGATTTTGATGGAAGATGAAAAATACAAAATTACAATGATTTTGTGTCATTACATTACGATTGTTCACAACATTCACGAGGACATTGTAGAAACCGCCTTGTTCACGCGCGAAGTATACAATATCTTCCGCCACGCAGACAACAATGTTCACGGTTAGTTCACTTTTTTGGTCCGAGAATATACAATCAAAATCAACAATCCAATGGGCAAAAACAATGGCTCGTAATAATTGAAATAGCACCAAAACATGACAAATACGACCGGAAATATATGCATTCTTGGTATAAGTGCATAACAATCGGAAGTTCGAAAAAAAATCCAGAGACCACTGCACACAACAGAAATAATAACCTTGTGTTTGTATGTCAAATAATAATCTAAAAACATTATATATTATGTTCTCAAAATTATATTTAGACACTACCAACCCCCGACTCTCGTTGCCGCAATTGTTTCAACCGAGCATTTTGTTTCCCCTCGTGGTTTCTGTAGTGTTTCACACGATAGTGTATGTTGGGATTTTGAATTGGGTCAGTTATATTTTCTTCAATAAAATCTTGACCAATCCGGTCAATGTAAGATTGACAGTCTCTCTTGTCGTCATTATGTTCCTGGGGTTCCTTGCACGTTTTTATCACGTCAAGGACATTTATCGCGCTTACGGCGAAGACGCGACGAAAACCAGGAATCATCTGGACAAACTCTACATTTCGTGGGTTTTTATTTCGTAATCAACGTGCATACAAGAGACCCGCATTTCCCGAAATAATGGACAATATATTGTATCGTTCTTCGTGAACGACCAAATTGTAATTGTATTGGTACAACTTCCAATTTTGTTTGTTGACTCCGATGGGATTGCCAGAAGAATCACAAAAAATCGTGAATGATGAATTGGCAGTGTCGATGGATGGTAAATAAGTTGTAAATTCCAATTCAATGTTTCTAAAATTTGCCATATTGATGGCTCCGGAGGGTTGATAGCGATGGGGGTCGGTGTCCAAACAAAACTGATAACAATAAATATAATCTGCGGCGTTCCCTGCCGTACGCGCGTATTTCTCAATGTAGTTGAAAATGCCATTGACCAATGTATTTTCGCGATACGACCCATCCAACACTATAGCCATTGTTTGCATTATTTCTCGTTGATTGTCGGGATTGAATGTTCCTGTAATGAAATATCCCGTGTTTTGTCCATTGGGGTTGAGAAACGGACCGGCATGAAGAATGTCGTGAGAGGGTATCAATACACTGCTGTTGTCGTCGACTTCGGGGGCCGCTACAATTTTACTTGGCTGCGAATGTTGATACGGCCAGTTTGTATAATTCGACCATTCGTTGCGCATATTGACGTCGTTGCGCTGAAAATAAAACAACCAACTAGACACCATCCCATTGGACAAGAGTTTGACGCGATTGCTGCCTGCAATATTTTCAAAATTGTATGTGTAGACGTCTTTGATTAGGTAAATTTGGTCTTGTCGAGCAAATGTTTCGATTTCCGGTTTCGATAAAAACGCATATGTCGAGACCAAATGAATATCGGCATTCCAATCGACAACAGTATTGGAGTAATTGGACGAATTCAGCAACACGGCTGGTGGTGTTTGCAAAAACCGATACATGGCGAATTGCGGTTGCGTAAAATCGGGTTGAACATAAGGAAAATTGTTCAAGGGGTCCCATACATCACGGACTTGAAACAATTCCTGAATGGGACGAAGAGTTATATTGATGTACAATTCGTTGTATTGCAACGCCACCAAAGGAAAGGCGCAAAAACTATTGAGGGAAAACCAAGCATTGATTGGTATATACAAAGTTTTCCCCCGAATCGATGGTTCCGCACCAACACTTTGATTGGTATAATAGGCCGAAGGATAGACATTCGAACGTCCATGTGAATTGGAGGGGTCGTACAATTCGGGTACATTGCCACTCATGCGATTGTACAATTTCTTCTTCTCTTCAGTGAAATCGCGTTGAATGACTGCCGACAAATACGACCCCGGGAATCGTTGCAATATTTGTGACCCACACGTTATTTCGACTTCTTCTATCATTTGCAACCCTATATCACGAATCCAACGAAATTCATAGGCCGACCATTGATTTCCTGTTTGTTGGCAGGGATGATAAATGGGACTCCATATGTCGGGCAGTGTCAACACTAAATATGTATCCATAATGAGGTCACCATTGCGAGGTACTTTGAACCGAAAGGTGGAAGATTCAGTCAATCGTAAATTCCTCAATCCATCGTAATCAATTCGAAATTTTTGCAATCCAAAATCGGTATGTTGAAGATAGGTAATTTTGAAAAAACTCTTTACCGGGTTTCCTGTCAAAAATACATTGTTGTTTCCTTTGCGTATTAAATTCAGACCACCACCTGTTGAAGACATTATTATATTTATTGTATTTTATTTTCATTCTTGTTTCGTATCCGACATTTTCGACGCTCTTCCAGCAATAAAAATATAACAACACAATATATCAATTGAAACTTATGGAGGTATTCGAAAACATCAAAAACAACAAGGAGGTTGAGAAATTAAAGGAAATTTTAGAAAAAGCACGAACAACGACGGCAGGACCAACGACGAAATCGGTCCATAGGACGAGAAATTTTAAGGGTCGTTTATACAGCATTACCCCGCGCATAAAGACCTCCCAGCGCACTACGACTGTACGACGATACCCCAAAAAATAATTCAAATTTACAATTCTCTATAATGTTTATTTATTATATAATTGAATGACGACAACGAATATCATTTTATTTATTGTTTTAGGTGTTATTATCATAATTTTATCATATTATGTGTACGTCAATTACTTCAAGCAAACTTTGTCCATAAGTCAAACCATGTGGTTGATGAATTCCACCCCACCGATTACCTCAAATATCGCAAGTCCCAACAGTTCCATATTTAGTTATAGTTTTTGGATGTACATCAATAGTTGGCCAGGAACAACTCCGGCCAACATATTCAAATGCTCCAACAGTACCAACGATTTGTTTAGTGTGGATTTGCCCGATACGACTCCCAGTCTGAGTGTTTCTGTAGCTACAGGGATTACCGACCCTTGCACTGTCGACAAACAAAATACTCAAATCATTACCAACAATTTAGGAATTCAACGTTGGGTTTACGTTATTGTAAGTGTGAATGTAAACATTGTCGATTGTTACATTGACGGTAAATTGGTTCTCAGTTTCCAAACAAATGGAATGCCCAACCCGAGCATTTCGTGTTCTTCCGTAAGCAATGTATGGGGAATCAATTTCGGTAGAAATTTAGACATTTACATTAGCGGGTTCACGAGAACATTGACAGCAACCGACCCCGCCACTGCCATGTATGGTTACTCCAAAATCCCACCCGGCGCAAAACAATCGACGAGCTATTCCGCCAATCTCATCATCAACAAGAACAATCAATTGATAAACAGCATTCCCATTTTTTAATACTTCCCTCATCCAACAATCAATATAAACGGTTAACAACAACACAATAGAATATGAGGAAAGAGAACGATTTTACCTTTTGCAACAATTGTGGAAAAGAAGGACACGGAATCACTCAATGTAAAACGCCCATAACGAGTTTGGGTGTTGTTGCTTTTCGATGGTCAAAAAACGCAACAACACCGGAATATTTGATGATTTGCCGAAAAGATACACTGGGATTCATTGATTTCATGCGCGGAAAATATTCCGTATCAAATCATTATTACATCATGAACATGTTCAAACAAATGACTCTCGAAGAGAAAGAAAAAATTTTGAACCGTTCGTTTGAGCAGTTGTGGTCAGAATTGTGGGGGTTCAATGACAAAAAAAAAAAGGTCCAATACAATACGGAAGAACGAATTTCGCGAGACAAATTCATGAAACTGAAAAACTCGGGTGCATTGGAACAAATGTTGAACGAGAGTTTCCAACGTCATCCCTTGTGGACCGAACCGGAATGGGGATTTCCCAAAGGACGCCGCGACCACGGCGAGAAAGATTTCGACTGTGCGATTCGTGAATTCACAGAAGAAACGGGGTATGCAACACAAATATTGACTCCCCTGCAAAATTTGTTTCCATTCGAAGAAAATTTCATGGGGTCCAACTACAAATCTTACAAACACAAGTATTTTTTAGCTTTCATCGATTACGACGACAGTATATCGTTTCGCCAGTCTTTCCAACAAGAAGAAGTTTTGAAAATGGAATGGAAAACACTGGATGAATGTTTAGAATGCATTCGCGATTACAATACTGAAAAAAAAAAAATTATACGTTACATTGATTCTTGTATATCTCATTATAATATTTGTAAAATTTTTTGATTTTTCTCGTAATAGGCGGTTGTAATAGACAATTGTCTTTTATTTTAGAAGAATATTATAATGAAACGTTTAATTACATACAACGAGGCATTGGAAACCGCCAGACCGTTTGTTCCATACCACCCCCCGGACAAACACCATAGAAATAGTATTGACGAAAGAAAATACACCTTTCCCCCTCAAATCAAATGTTCGCAATGGGCAATGGACGAGGAAGCGTTGAAGAATACTCTTCATTACATCTATGATGTTCTGCACCATCCTTGTTATATGCTCTGCATCGACAACAATGACAAATGGGCGATTTACAAATTGCAAGTCACCGATTCGTCTCCGTTGTTTTCGCGATTCATTGAAGAACAACATTTACCTTCTCTCCGCGAAAACAAATGGATTACAATGGAACAAAAACGATTCATCCGCGAAAAATTCAAACAACCCGTACGCGTCTTGCAATGCATCGCCAAAGAATACAACAACGAAATACGGTCGACAGTCAACGAATATCATCATTTGTTGCAAAACTATACTGGCCATTTTCCACCCGGCGTTTTTATTTTGAATTTTACCGATGCACTCATTTTGAGAGAGGACGAAACATCGCCGTTTCCTAACGTCACGGGAGACATTCCGCTGGGGCCTCTGGGACGCATGATTCCCATTTTAACCATGTCGGGACAGGACCGCTATTGTGATATTCCGATTCCCAATTACGACGACATTGATGTGGTTCTTCACGAAGAGAAACATCATAGTGAATATGAAGCGTTTGTTGTGGCTTGGAATCAAAAGACGATTGACAAGGCTGTATTTCGTGGAGGGCCATCCGGATGTGGATACACTACCGAAACAAATCCGCGCATCAAATTGGCAGAGTTGTCATTGGTGTTGTCGCATCTCGTCGATGCGGGAATCACGGCGCCCAACAAACGAAAAACGACGATTGACAGTCGTTCAATCAAATTTGACCCAAAATATGGTCTGGGAATGCTCAATACGAATATCCATCCTGTGGATTTTTTAAGCATGGAACAACAAAGTCATTACAAATACATCATTCATGTAGACGGGAATGTGAATGCTTATCGGTTATTGAAAACCATGCGAACCGGTTCACTTATTTTACGTGTTAAGAGTCCTTATTTGTCGTGGGCGGACCATTGGTTGAAACCGGGAATACATTTTTTGGAAATCGAGGGAGATTTGTCGAATTTGAAACAAGTAGTGGAATGGTGTCGTAGACACGATGCGGAATGTCGTCGTATGGCGGAAGAAGGATTGAAATTGTCGACACAATTGTTGTCCAAATCTTTCATTACCAATTATTTTGGTCAATTGTTGTGGGAGATATCCTTGAACTTGTTTCCTCGCGCAGATTTGTCGTTGTCGTCCTCGTTGCCTTCTCACTTGTCCAAATTGAATTCGCCAGACACTTCGTTGTCTCCCCTTTCGTTGATTCCCCCGCCCCAAGGCACGCGAAAAATAACCACGAACAACCGATGCCCCAAAGGAACCAGGAAAAAAAACAACGAATGCAAACCCGGGAGTATGCAATTGGTCAATGGTAAATTAAAATGGGTTTGGAACAAATCACCAAATAAGGTACCAGACCAACTTGGTACATCTATGTTGCTTGGGAACCGAAAACGATGCCCCAATGGATTCAACAAACAAACGATTGATTCCGTCCCTTGGTGTGTTCCTGTCGCAGTGCAACGAAAACAAAAACAAAAGACAACCATGAAACAACCACCATTGATACTAGAATGCGGCAAGGGGAAACGATGCCCTGTAGGTAGTCGTTGTAAAAATGGCACATGTGTAAATCGTATTCCACCCGTCGAACAAATACCCACGCAAAACTTGTCTCCCCTCTCTATACCTTCCGAGGCTTCCTTTCTGTCGTATCCTCCTATCGTGGACAACGAACCACCAATCGCCATCGCCAACGAACCACCAATCGCCATCGCCAACGAACCACCAATCGCCATCGCCAACGAACCACAGCCAACTCCC